ATTGTACATTGTAAATTGTACATTCTTCATTGAATCGTGAACTCCCCCTCCTCCAGATTATACCGCTTCACGAAATACTCCTTCGTGAACCTGACCCCGATCTCACTAAGCGCCTTATCCCTCTCCGTACTGTGCTCGATCACGTTTTCCTTTTTCCTTAGCACCACCTTCGGCGCATCAGTCATTCCATAGTTCAAATAACAGTAGTATTCCAGAAGAACATTCAGTGCATTCTCCACTATCTTTTTATCAGTAATTCCAAGGTACCCAAGTATCTCCCTATGAATTTCCGCCGCCTTGTATGAGCCTACATTCTGCAGCTCTGTTGTAAGCGTAACAGTCAGCACCGCCTTACTAACTTCGTTATTATGGAACTTAGCTAAGTTCTCGTACAACTGACCAATATCATACTGCGGACTCTCTTTGATTTCAATCACTGTGCTGTCAGGAAATATCGCTGTCTGATTTTCAATCATCAGCTCTAAATTTTCGAGCAGCGTATCCTTATCAGGTTCAGTAGCACTCGGAGGATACCTGCCGATTAGGTAAGGCATCCCGAACTTCTCCATCATCACCTGCCAAAACTCCACCCCCGAACGCTTAAACGTCACAGCCCAATAACATCTGCTCAATATCTTTTCACCATAAGGATTAGTATAAGTTGGATGATACCTGCTCACAATAAACTTGAAGTCAGGTAGCTTTTCCCCCTCCTCAAACACATAACTGCCGTTGATTCTTTTTCTTAATCTTAACTCATTATCCCTGTTAAATATAAACCACTCTTGTGGTTTACTTACAACATCAACCGGAACAAGCTCATCATTTATCTTTTTCCATTCTATCTCACCGATTGACATCCCAAAGAAAACACAATCAAGAATCTCTCCCATCACTTTCGTGATAGGAAGATTATTTATCAACTCAATCGCTTTGCTCTTTAACTTCTCATCATTATGATTTACCTCCAACTCCATCTGCAGTACCTGCATCTTTCGTTGTTGAATCGTTGACATCAAATGAGGATCAGTCAGCAAGTCACGATAAATATTATAATCATAATTATTCTCTGCGAGAATAGCATCAGGATCAGGCAACGCACTAAACAACTGATAATACAGATCAAGTTTTTCACGGGTTGCAAACTCTTTCAATAATTTCATATTTCCATTCTTAAATTTCTTACTCATTTTTACTCCAATTTATTTATAATATCCCCTTCCCCTTAGGGGAAGGGATAGGGATGAGGCTTGCACTTTTCCCCCTCTCCTTCGGAGAGGGGTTAGGGGTGAGGCTCTTCTTACTTTCCTCCTCAGCCTCTCCATAGTCCTCTGCTTATCCCCCACTCTAATCTCACCGCTCACCTCTCGATTACTCGTCTTACAGTAGTTTAAAAACTGACTCACAGAATCGACCACATCATCAAACTCACCATCCGGGAAGTCCTCACATTCATTCACAAGGTCCTTAACCCAGCTTTCATTGATAGGCAGCTTGACTTTACCGGCTTCAATCAATGGAGTAATCGCGTGCACTCTTGCAATCTTATCCTTATCAACTTTTACAGCCTTAATCGGCAGTCTCGTTTCCCTTTGCAGTTCCTGAATAAGCGATTGCCCGCTTGCCTTATCTTCGATAAGAATTTCATTCGGTCTGAACAACTCATACAATCTTATACTCTGCTTTTTCAATTCAGGAAATTCAACCCTGCCCCGCCACATATCAATCAAATAATAACCATCATCAGCAGTTTTCCAGGTAGTACAAACAGAATAATCATTCCCCTCCCCATCCTTAAACCCTGTATCCCAGCTTTGAGTGATACCGGATATTCTTTTCTCAAGAAGACTCTCTCGTTCAAAATACTTCCACCAGCTTGAATCAATAACCCCTTTAGATTCCTTATCAATAAACTTCCCAAACACTTCCTGATCTCTAAGCATAGGTGAAATCTCCATCACAAGATTATCTATCTCACTTTTCTCAATGTACGGATTATCATAAGAAGAAAAATTAAATGCAATCCATTGCATATTCCCCTCTTGAGAGGGGTATAAAAGGGGTGTGTTGCTTTCTCTGTCAGGGAACAAAAGCGCTGTGTTGCTCTCTCTGTCAGGCGACAAAAGGGGTGTGTTCTTTCCCGTTTCACATTTCTTAAACAATTCATAAAACAAATGCTTCTCATTCGTTTTCTTAAGTGATTTTCCCTTTGGTGTTCCGCCGATCAGCACCTTCGCCTTAAAGTCCATAATCATAGGCATAATACTTTCAGTCCAGAGCCTTCTATTCTTTAAGACTATCCCCGCCTCATTGATAACAATCAGCGCATAGCCGAAGCCCTCTATATTCTCAGGCTTGTCCGCACTCCTAAAATCACAAATACTTTTCCCGATCTTAAGATCATTCCTGTTTGCCCGGTACTTATAATATTCTTTCGGTATCGTCCGCAGAACAGGCATAAAATATCTCTCGACATACCGTTCGATATTTCCATAAATAGTATCAACCCAAAGCACAGGAGTAACTCCTTCGATCATCTGCTCCATAACATAATTTGCAAAGCCCCTGGTCAAACCGAATCTTCTTCCTTTGGCGATGATCTTATAACGTGCATCACTTTCAAAAAATATCTTTGATTGATTAGGATGGTACTTTATTTCTAACTTTAATTCTTTGCCCATTCCTGCTCATTCAATGCGCTGATCGTTCGAACTACAGTTATTTTAAGCTCTCCGCTCTCCTCCACTTTCTCAGTTTGACCGAGATATTGTTTTCCAAGCCAGATAAGCATTGTAACATTCCCCTGCATCGCTACTTGAATCTGTTTCCTCCTTAACCTCTCTTTAAGATTAGCCTTCCCTTTTATGAGAAAAATCTCAAAATTCCTTTTCAAGGTATTTTCATCATAGCCCAATGCTTCGGAAATTTCTTTGTTTGTTAAGCCATAGGAAGCAAGCTTCTCTACCCTTTGCTCCTCACTTAATTCTAATTTCTTTTTTGGTTTTTTATTCATTTCATTCTCAAATATCTTGTGTCTAATTTAATTAGTTCTATAATACAAAATTACTTATTTTATAAAGTAATTCAAAGATAATGTTTGTTTTTATTAGGTTAATTCTTTATTTTGCTATATATAATAAAGTAATTATTACTATTTCATTAATAATTAAGGTTTAATAAAATGGAATTCGAAATATTCAAGACCGGATCACATACTTCTGACAAAGGGATCACTAAAGATTACTCTCTTGATGATCTGAACTTTATTGCTCAGTCGTATGATCCCTCAGTCCTGGAAGCGCCGATTGTTATCGGTCATCCTGTTGATAGTTCCCCCGCCTATGGCTGGATTGAATCTCTTAAAGTAGTTGGTGACAGGCTGATTGCTAAAGCTAAAGACCTAATCCCGGAGTTTAAGGAAGCTCTTTCTAATAAGCTTTATAAGAAAAGAAGTATATCGCTTGACTCTGAAGGTAAGCTCAGGCATATCGGTTTTCTAGGTGGAGCATTACCCGCTGTAAAAGGTTTGGCTGACATTCAATTTTCTGATGAAAATACTAATACGATGGAATTCAATACTGAGTCTTCTAATTCAATTATTGAACCTGACTTTGAACCTGCACCAGAGCTTGAACATAAGCCTGAAATATCTCCAAATAAAGATTTGTTCACTTCTTTTTCAGTAGAACTTGAATCTCTAAAGAACTCTCTAAGTACTTTATCTCAAAATTTTTCAGAGCTTTCAACTGCTAATGTTTCTAATCAACTTGATAATCTTTCAAACCAGGTTAAATCAATCAGCAGTAAACTCGATCTTTCTGAATTCAATCAACTTCTTGATGATAAAATTACTTCAGGTAACTTGACTCCCGCCTTGCGGAGCAAGTTGGAATCTCTTGTTGGTTTTGTCGCTGCTTACAATTTCTCGGATGCTGTTGATTCTTTTCAATCTAAGCTTGTTAATCATCTATCTGAATTTATCAACTCAATGCCAAAGCTTCTCTTTTTGGAAAACTTCGCTGAGAAGCCGAATGATTTAGTTGTAGTTAAGGATGATTTTGATGGTCTGCCTCTCAATCAGGAGTCAGCGCTAATTCATCGAAAAGCTCTTGCTGCTATGAAGTCTGAAAATATTTCATACTTAAGTGCAGTGCGTAAAGTCACTCAACCTTGAACTTGTAAGTAAACTTGAACTTTAACTAAAATATGGAGCAAGATATGTTAGCTAATAAATCTAAATCACCTTTTCTAAAAATAGAACGTAAGAAGAAAATAACTTCTTCTTCTTCTGGACATGTACCCCCTCTCGATACAAAAAAGTATCCTTTTAGTGATAACCGGGTTACAGGTAATTCTCACAGATCGAAATAATTTATAATCATTTTAAGGAGATAATATAAATGGGTACTCTATCAAAAAATCGAATCGTTGATCCGGTTCTAACCAATATCGCTAGAGGCTATGTTAACGCTTCGCTTATTGCATCAAAACTCTTTCCCATCGTAGGTGTTGATAAGGAAGGTGGTAAAATTCCTCAGTTCACTAAAGAAGCTTTTAAAATTTACAATACTGAAAGAGCTATTCGCGCTAAATCGAACAGGATAAATCCTGATACTCGTTTGGAGATTGATTTTGTCTTAACTGAACACGATCTCGAGTATCCTCTCGACTATCGTGAAATTGACGAGGATATCACTCCCCCCCGCATTCACGCTGCTACTGTCGTAGCTGACGGCATTGCGCTTAGGCACGAGAAAATGGCTGCTGATCTTGTTCAGGATTTAGCGACTTACCCTACAGGTAATAAAGTCACTCTTGCACCTGGAGATAGATTTACAACTACCACATCAAATCCTTTCACTATCTTCGATACTGCAAAGGAAGCCATTAGAGGCAAAATTGCTAAACGTCCTAATGTTTGTGTCATCGGTGCTCAATCATTCAAAGCACTTAAAAACCACCCCGCCGTACTCGATAGAATCAAATACACTCAAAGCGCAGTCATAACCCCGGAACTTCTTCGGCAATTACTTGACTTCGATCAGCTTTATGTTGGGGATGCAGTCTTTGCAGATGATGCCGGTACTTTCAGTGATATTTGGTCTGATAATGTTGTAATAGCTTTTGTACCGCAGCAACTGGCTGATTTACCCCGTTCGTATTACGAACCTGCTTTTGCATACACATTACAGAAAAAAAACAATCCAATCATAGATACCTATGATGAAGGCGGTAAAGTTGAAATTGTACGGAACACAAATATCTTTACAGTTAAAGTTGTCGGTTCCGAAGCCGGTTACATAATCAATGACACCAATGCCTAATGCAATACATCCCCGCTGGAGAGGGGACAAAGGGGTGTGTTTTTACCAATAACAACAAACTATAACCTATGGACACATACATAATCCAAAAAACTGACCTTTTCTATAAAGGCAAACTCTATCCAGAAGGAACTAATATTAAATTATCAAACGAAGATAAACAAGGTCTTGATGACTACTTAATTCCTTTGGCTGAAAAGAATCATTCCGCACCTGTTATGGAATCTGCATCGCTTCCGGATTTAACGACTAAAACAACAATTAATAAAAGGAACAATAAATGAAAACAGAAAACCCGGTTCTTATTTCCTCAGTAAAGACTACTGCTGCTATTACTAAGAATTTATTTATCAATTTCAATGGAAGTCTTTGCGCCAATAGTGCTAAAGCACTCGGCGTATCCAATGCAGATGCTGACTTAGGTGAAGAACTTCCTGTAATGATTGCAGGAATTGCTCTTGTTTATTCCGGCGCTGCCATTACTCTAAATGCTAATGGTTATAAAGAGGTTATTTCTGATAATAATGGCAAGGCACGTGAAGCAAATAGTCTGTCTATCTCTGTTCCTGCAGGTGCCACTGCAGTTACCTCGACAGCCGCGCAGCCTAATCTAACTGAGGCAGGTTCGATACCTCCTGAATCAATCAACGGTTATGCAATGGATGCCGCCACCGGCGCAGATCAACTGGTTAGGGTTCGTTTACTCTAACATTATTTCTTTAATCTTTTTCCTTTTACTTGTCCCTTTGGGATCTTTATTCTTAAAGAGGTGCCAATTGCACCTCTTTTTTATTGACTCTTATTTTATTTCTTAATAAAATTCTCACGCCATTTTTTCCCTCCTGAAAATATGGTTTCCTTTGAGAGAGATGGACTGTCCTAGAATTATTCCTTTAAATATTTCTTTCCCATCTCTCTCTTTTATTATCTTTGTGAAATAGAAAAAATATCCTAAAATAAATCCCTTATTCTTTTATCCTTGTCATTTTCCGTTCCCTTTTTTAGTTTTCGATTGATGATTAAATCATCAATATAATATTGTTAGCCTATACAAATGAGGTGTTCAAGTCTGAGCACCTCATTTTGTAGTATCCTAAGAGGGTTGAATCTAAATAAATACATTTTTAATTGTTATAATTTTTCTTAAAATATCTATTGTTTTGTATGATAAATTGGCAAATCAATGAATGGGGACAAATCAAAAATATTTCCTGTGACGTTTTAATCTCTGCTCTTGAAAGAGATGAATGGACTCGTGAAATATCTAATGGAGCAACATTAGTTTACTTGAAAGATAACAATCGCGTTGTCGTTCATTACCATCCCAGAAAAACATTTTATAATCCAACCTTCCTTAAAAAACTTATTGATGATATTGGGTGGTCAAAGGATGACTTAAAACGTTTAAAACTATTAAAATAAACTTCGTTTTTTTTACAAATTCATATTTTATTACTTTTTTGATAATTATTTATTTTACCATACATTTGAATGGTATGGCAAAGAAAATATTTTGGTCTCAGTTATTTCTTAAAAATATTCAACCCAATGATCCTGAATATTGGCAAAAAGTCTATGCGGAATTACTTTATAGGTTAGACGATTATAACGAAAAGAATTGCTCTTGTATGAAATGCAATGCTGAAAAATCCAAACTCCTCGAAAGCAAACCACACTTAAAATCTAAACACCACATTTGAGATGTTATCCTTTTTAAGAATAGTAAAAAAGATGATACTATCCGCTTAAATGTTTTATCAGGCTTAGATCACTCATACCAATCCCATATAAATAATAAACCCTGATACTGCAGCATCAGGGTTTATTTTCATTTTTATTTTGATATTTTTAATCAGGCAATGAACAACGACCAGATTATATAAATTAATGCACCTGCGATACTTAAGCCAATCACTCCAACTAGTGCATAGAGTGGTATATCCTGAATAATTTTATTTTTCTTTTCTGTCTGCATCGAGTATTTCCTTTCAATGATTATTTATTTACTAAAATGTTAGCTAATCAATTAAAGGGATTAGTTACGTGCTCGTAGAAAACACTACAGTAAGAAATCTACTGTATCTCTGAAGGTATGAAAAACCGCCTCCATAAATTTTTTTTGTATTAGTGAAATCCTGTATGGGAGTTATATCATATTTGTCATAAAAATAATTCGCAGGCGATAAATTTATTTCTTGATTAGGCCTAATTAAATTATTTTGACTTAAATTATTTGGTAGGGCTGTAACAGCAATGTTTTGATCCGTATTCCACTCAGGGGTACCCTGATTGGATAAGGTTTGGGTCTTTTGATTCGGTAGTATCTGAATAAATAGAATCAGTGCCGCTATAAATGCGCTTAAATTTTTTATTCTCGATATTCTACTTAGTATCATCTTTAATCAATTTGTTTATCTGATTCAAATATAACAATTTTATAATTGTTTAATTTATTATGCAATTGTCATAAAATATAACAACACAATAAAAAAATAAAACTGTTCCGCTACTTTCGTGCTGCCGCACTTGAAATCGCTACACAGTCCTATTTTTTTCATTAATACCATTCGATTAAAACAATCGCAATGCTAAAACAGAAGAAGCATTGCCATTGTTTTCTTTAATAAATACCTAAATGTTTTTGCCCCTGAATTCAATTTACGTAAGTCATCTTAACCCTTCCTTTGCATTGAAAGCCCATTTTCATTCTTACCTTACAAGGTAAAGGCAAAAAGGTGTAACACGAATAACGTCACCCCTTTTCGCCTTTACTTTCGGCGCTAAATCCTTTCGAAGTACCTACGGGGCAAAAACGTTTTTTGCGGGGTGTTGTGCCCTATTTATTAACTTAATCGAAAGGATACCTTTTATGAACAGTTCTAAAGATACACTTCAAAAATGCAATGCAGGCGGCTGGAATCCGCCGCATACTTGCCGCCTGCACCTGATCATTCTGGAAGAAACTCATTCAGTGAATAGCTCGCATAATATCGTAATTGCCCGTCGTTCAAAATGTCGAATTTGCGGAAAGATTTTTGAAGAATCTAATGATCGGGGATTATGATGAAAGTTTACGAAAGCAGTCACCCAACAAAACGGGATTATAAAAAAGTTCCGCAGATCAAAATAAAAAACTCACAGCTTAACGATTCCGGTTTTAATATCGGCAAGGAATTTGCCGTAATCTATCACCCCGGAAAAATTACTTTGGTACTTGTTGAAAAAGATAAATCATTGAGCTAATTTGCATCAATAAGATATGTTAAACTTTAATCCAAATAATTCAATCACTAAAAATATAATTCCGGTAAGGATAGGTATTTCTAAAAAGTCCCTACTTTACTCCCTACCT